TGGAAGTACTCGAGCCGCGGGTTCTCGCGGTCGTCGGGCTCGAGCAGGCCCTGGGTCAGGTGTCGGTTGTAGACGCGGAAGAACAAGGGCGTGACCGGCAGCTCGCCGATCTGTGCGGGCATCGCGAGCAGCATCTTCACCTCGCGAACCGCGATGATCGGCTGCCCGAGCAGCAAGGCTCGACCGCCGTTGCCGTCGAGCGTCAGCGTCATCTGGCGCGGCTCGAAGAACCGCCCCGTGAATCGGTCGACGTACTGGCTGGCCAGCCTGATGAGGCGCGCGAGCCGCGCGTCGGTCGCCTCCGCGGCGCCCACGCCCTCGGCGCGCAGGTCTGAGACCAGCGCGTAGCCGAAGCGATACGAGTCGGCGCCCTCCGCGAGCACGTCGAGCTCGGCGGTCACGAACTGCTCGGGGCCGCCCGGCGTGACCTGGACGAACCAGCGGAGCTCGTGCAGCCCGAGCGACGCCCCCGCCCCCGGCGTCCAGCGCGCGACCACGTGGCCGGTCCCGAGCTTGTCGCCGGCGGGCCACGGGTCGGTGGTGTTCACCGAGGCGCGCGATCCTGCCTCAGGAAAAACCTGCACCGGGTTCGCTCGCTTGGCGTCGTCGCTGACGTCGAAGACCTGGAACGCGACCTCCGCGGCGTCCGCGAGCACACCGCGCACCGGCGTGAACAGCTCGAGCACAGGGTTCGTGCCGTCGCTGGACTGGCCGCGGGCGATCACCGGCATGACTCAGCCCGGGATCGCCGCGTCGGCGTCGGCCGCCTGGCGGTTGCTTTCATCAGAGCGCGCGGCCGGGTTCACGATGCGCCGGAGCCGCTCGGCCTGGGCTTCGAGCGCGGCGGCTTCGCCTTCGAGCCGGTACGCGTCCGCCGTCCACGCCTTGCCTCGGGCGACGAGATGGCGCATCACAGATCGGCTCAGCTCCCGCAGCAGGACGGCGAGCGCCACGGCCGCCGGATCAGTCGCGCCACCGGCGGACGACTCCACTGCCGCGGCGTGCGCGGCGTGCCATCGCTGCGCGAGCGCGCCGCTCGCGAGGTCCGCGTCGACCTGGGACGCCAACTCGCGAGGCACCTCGACCATCAGCGCGCGGCACGCAGCCGCCATGCCGATCTGCTGCGGGATCTGCGCGCCGCGCAGCCCGGCCACCAGCACGGCGTTCTCGGCGGCCAGGCGCAGGATGGCCTCGCTCGCATCCACCGACGTCCCGGTGGACGTCCCGGCGGGCGGCTCGAGCTCGCTCACGAGCGCCGTCCCGTTGGCGCTGCCGCGCGCGAACGGCGACCCGGATCGCGCAGGTCCGCAGTGGTCAGGTCGCTGCCGATCGCCGTGGCGTCTCGAGGTGCGGCGACGTTCGGCTCGGCCGCACGCGCACGCTCCTCGGCTCGCTTCTTCTCGGCGAGCTCGATCCGCTCCGCTTCCTCCTTGGTGCAGACGTCGAACGCCAGGGGCGTGTCCTCGTCGTTGGGCACCTGATTCACGGTCGCGAGGTAGGCAGCGACATCGTCGGAGACCCGATACCAGCCCTTATGCTCCTCGAACGTCGTCGAGAACGCCGTGTATCTGTGGATGACGTGACCCTTCTTTGCGTCGAGGGGCCTCAGGCGGATGAGCTTCGCCATGTCGGTGTTCCTTCAGCCTTTCGTCGTCTTGAGGACGACCGCGGCGAGCGCGTTGACCATGGTTTTGAGCTGGTTGAGGAGCGCCTGCTCGCCGGGCCCGTACGCCGGCGTGGCGTCTGCGGCGCTGATCGGCGCGGGCTTCATGGCAGCCAGGTCGTCGGCGATGTCGCGGAGTGCGTCGGCCAACGCGGGCTGTCCAGCAGCGCCGCCGGGCGTCAGGTTCGCGCCGCCCGAACCGAAGCGTTTAGTGATCTTGGCCATCTCAGGCTCCCACGCGCACGTTGACGGCCTTCACGACCGCGGTCTCCTCGGCGTACTTCACGTCGAAGCGAAGCGTCGCGACGATCACGAGTACGCCGTCGGTGACGATCTTGTCGACCTCGACGCGGATGTTGCGCCAGATCCCGACGTTGATGTTCTTCGGATCGGTGAGCAGGATCGACGTAGAGTTCCGGCCCGCTCCCTGGGCCTCGGGGAACATTGGGACGTCCAGCACCGGCACGCCGGAGTACGTGGCCGCTACGTCCTCCTCAAGGTACTTGTCGCTGCCGGCGGTCGCGCGCTCGGACAGCGAGTCCTTGTAGTCGAGCTCGGAGTTGACCGAGGTGAAGAACCTGAGCAGCTTCTTGTTGCGCACGAACGCGTGCGGCAGCGTCTTGAGCATGTCGCGGAACACGCCCTTGTTGGTCGTCTGGTTCTGCGCGTCCACGATGTTCGATGTGGCCTGCTTGAGGATGCCGTCGAGCTTGCCCAGGAACGTATCTGCACTGCCGCGCTCGCCCTGAATGACGACCTCGTCAACATCACGCGCGATGGCCTCGGCCATCAACTGCATGATGGTCTGGCGGAGCTGGCCGCGCTCGATCGAGTCCTCGAGCACCTCGTTGTTGAGCCGGATCTCGGCCTTGAAGAGCTGGGCGTCGAGCTCGACCTTGCCGAGGTTCGGCACCGCCCGTTCTGCCGGCGCGAGGGCGACGGCCTCCGAGCCCGACCGCAGGATGCGGTTGGTGAATCGGATCTTCTCGATGAGCTGCTTGGGGCTGCGCATCGGGACGACGGTCGCCTGCTTGAGGATCACTGCCTCGTTGATGAGGATGCGCATGAACTTCTGCGCCTGCGCCGGCTGCAAGAGCCCGCCGCCGATCGTCAGATCAGAGAGGGCGAGGTCGGCCTTCTCGAGGATGGTTCGGTTGTCCAGTAGTCCTGCTGTGAGTCCACCCATGGTGCGTTCCTAGTCGTCGAAGAAGGAGACCGCCTTGGAGAGGCCATCTCGGGAAATCGGTCGGTTCATATCCAGCGGCCAGGACACGTCCTGGCTCACGCGCGGTCGGCCGCCATCGACGGCGATCGCGTTGGAGGTCGCCCGCGTGTTGCGCAGACGGGCGAGGTCTTCCTGCTGGCCCTTCAAGATCTGCGCGAGCTCGGTGACGCTCGCGACCAGGGTCCCCATGCTCGGCGCGGTGATGCGCTTCTGCGCCTTGTTCTCGGTGCCAGCGCCAGCCGGCTCGGCCACCTGCTGCGCATGGGTCAGCTCCTTGAGCACGTCGGACAAGAGCGCGAGCGCCTTCTGGAACCGGTCGAGCCGATCTTTCGCCATCCGGCGGCCCGCCTTCGCGGCGGGCAGGCGCCCGGCGACATCCTCGAGGAGCTGGCCGATGTCCTCGAGCTCGCCGGTGATATGGCCCGGAACAGACGCCTCGGTCTTGTCGTCGGGCTCCTCCGCCTTCTTGATGCGGTTCGCGACTCCCATCAGGCGCTCGAGCGCCTTGGCGAGCACGCGGAGTGCCGCGGTCTTCACCGCGGGCGCCATGACGAGGTCATCGCCCGCCTTCTCGGCGCGCGTGGCTCGACGACCGTTGGACGCGGCGGGTCGGCCCCTCGCGGCCCTTGCGCCAGGACCGGCGTTTCCCGCCTCGTCGTCATCCTCGTCTTCGTCGTCCTCGTCCGCCTTCTCGGTGTCCTCGTCTTCGTCCTCGTCCGCCTCGTCGTCCGCTTTCTCGGTGTCCTCGTCTTCCTCGTCGTCGTCCTTGTCCTCCTCATTGTCCTCGTCTTCGTCGTCCTCGTCCTCCCACGGAGGTCGCCGGGAGCCGGCCTTCTCCATCTCGTCGTCGTCGTCGTCGTCCTCGTCGTCTTCGTCCTGATCGGCAGCAGTTGGTGCGGCTCGGCGGCGAGCCTTGTCGACCTTCGGGTCGGACTTCGGCTTCTTCTTGGAACGGCCGCGCGCTGCGGCACTTGTGGTCTCGTCCTCGGCCTTGCGCGGGCCTCCACGCTTTCCATCGTTGGACATGTCGTTGCTCCTCTTTACGACGAGGAACCGGCGCTTGTTGGCAGCCCGATCGACCAAGGATACCTCCTCCACTAGGATGTCGCGGAGCCGGTGCACGTCCGCTTCGGCGTCGGTAGCCGCTTCGTTCGTCGCATTTGATTCGTTCGCCATGATTCCTCAAAACGCACGAAGCCCCGGCGTGACCGAGTTGGTCGTCGCCGGGGCTTGAGTTCGTCAACCACCCCGAGTGCACATCGCACTCATCAGCTAGATGTATGCAACTCCCCAATAGATGTCAAGCTGGATTTTGCGCGAGCCTACTACGCAGGCTCCAAATCCAAGCCGTTTGAAGGCACGAAGCGCTATCACGACTGCGGGGTCGCGCGGACGCACTTGGCGACTCAATCGACAGCGGGATAATCGGGTCACTATACTTGTCAGCTCCGGCTGATACGTCGCTGACGGCGGGACGCAACCTGGATTTAGACTTCACGAAGGGCCTGTTCAAGGGCGTCGGCGAACCTGCGCAGGTAGTCTCGCAACTTCGCCTCGTCGGCCACCATGTTGGGCAGGATGTCGCGCACGTTTTGCCTTGGACGTGCGAGCTCATCCTGTATATCTTTGAGCATTCGGGGAAGGTTATGGGTGTCTCGACGGGCCAAAAATGCCCTGGCCGACTGCTCGGCTACATCACCCGGGTGAACCTCAAAAATGACGTTGTAGAGAGCCAAGCTGATGGGGCTCAACCAACGATCCGTCAGTCCTTTACCCTTCTGGCGAGAGTATTCAAAATGGCACTGCGGGCATCGAAAGAATTCGAGCGAGTCCGGACTTGGGAGCGGTTCCAGCACCACCCGTTCGCAGCGCAAGCAGCTCGTATCCATGGCGTCAGGATACCTCAAGAAGGGCTCACGGTCGGTCATCTCAGGTGGCTCCTCGAGAACGGGTGGTGCCGCGCGCATCGTGCCTCCTGGCGGCTCTCGACCAGCAGGATGCGCTCAATGACTCCGCCAATCATGCGGGCCCTCTCGCTGCACTACCCCCGATGCTGAAGCCCCCGAGTTCACCTGTCTTGATCTGCGCCCATAGCTCGTCATCGAGCACACGTACGGCGAGGAGCCAAGTGCCCTTCCGAACCTGCGTACCGTCGAGTTCGAACGGTGCCGGCGCGAGATATGACTCGAGGATCTTCACCCTGCTGTTCACAAGGCCTTGGTGCATGAGCCCGATGTTCTGATACTCCTGCATGAACTTGTGCGCGGCTTCGCGGACCTCGACCGCGGCGTAGATGTCCTTCTGCGCGTCGACGGTCTCGGGCTCGAGCACGATTCCGAGCACGTAGCGCTCTTCGCCGGTCTTGAGCAGCGGGATGCGCTTGTCGAGGACGACCGCGAGGCGCGCGCGTGCCTCTTCGGCGGTCGCCGCCGATGGTTCCTGCTCCACGTCGGCGCGCGGCCTCCTCGCCGCGCTCACCGCCGCGCGCGGCGATGATGCCTTGGCCAGCTCCGTGAGCGCCGGGATCGCGTCACGGAACGCGCCGCCGATCGCCGGCGCCACGAGCTCGACCTCTGGTGCGAGCCGGGCGCAGATCGGCAGCAACTCGTGCGCGAGCGCTTCGACGCGGTGCTCCGGGATACCCTCGAACCTGTCGAGCGACAGCGCGAGCGCGGCGAGCGACCGGTTCAGCACGAGGCCGGCCAGCGTTTTCGCAAGGACGCGCGCATGCTCCAGGTCCACCGCCGCGGTAGCCTCGAGGTCGACAGCCGCCTCGACTTCGTCGAGCACGTAGGGGCCGAGCGACTTCTGTGTGATGCCGTAGTTGGCGATCAAGAGCTGCGGCAGGGTCTTGGCCCCACCCACGCCGCGCATGGAGGAGATCGTTCGCGGTGTTCGGATCTTCCGAAC